TATCTCGTGCGGAGCGAGCAAGACGTGAAACCCAAAAAAGAGTTCGCGCTGCAAAGAAACGAGCCGAAAAGACCACCAAAGCAGCAGAGGATAAGCGTCGCTATGCAAGAAAACTCGAACAGACTGCAAGTAAAGTTGAAAAAGCTATTAACGGTACTGGTTCACGGGTGTTGGAACAGTCTGACCTTGATTTATTACCGCCAGCAGTTAGCGAACTTGTTGGTGAAAGCGAAATTGTATTCCGACCCAACCCCGGCCCCCAAGAAGATTTCCTCAGTGCAAGCGAACGAGACGTTCTTTATGGAGGAGCCGCAGGGGGTGGTAAATCGTTTGCTTTACTTGCTGACCCCCTACGTTATTGTAACAATCCCAATCATCGTGGGCTTCTTCTTAGGCGTACTTTGGATGAGCTTACCGAACTAATCGACAAGTCTCGCCAACTCTACCCCAAAGCCTTTCCCGGTGCAAAGTTTCGCGAATCAAAATCCACGTGGGTTTTTCCGTCGGGTGCAACAATTTGGTTTACCTACCTTGACAAAGACAAAGACGTTACCCGTTTTCAAGGTCAAGCCTTCAATTGGATTGGTATCGACGAAATAACTCAATATCCAACGCCGTACGTGTGGGATTATCTTCGTTCTCGTCTTCGTTCGACAGATTCGGAGTTGCAAAAGCACTTGTACATGCGTTGCACAGCCAACCCCGGCGGTGTCGGAGGGTGGTGGGTAAAGAAAACCTACATCGACGGTGTTGAGCCAAACAAACGCTATGCTGCGTTTGATATTGATACCGGAAAACCTTTTGTGTGGCCCCACGGTCACGAAAAAGCAGGTGAGCCGTTGTTCTTTCGCAAGTTTGTTCCGGCACGGTTAACCGACAACCCTTTCCTCATGGCAGATGGTCAATACGAGGCCATGTTGAGGTCGCTCCCAGAAGTCGAACGAAAGCGGCTTCTTGAAGGGGATTGGGATGTGGCAGAGGGAGCAGCCTTTCCCGAATTTTCACGGAGTAGACACGTTGTTGAACCTTTCGATCTTCCAACCAATTGGCCCCGCATTCGTGCAGCCGACTACGGATACGCGAGTCCTTCGTGTGTGCTATGGGGGGCTATTGATTGGGACAACAATATTTGGGTGTATCGAGAACTTTATGTAAAGCACTTGACAGCAGAAGAACTTGCTGATAAAATAATGGAAGTAGAGCAACTCGACCCTCAACCCCATTACACCGTGCTTGACTCGTCGTGTTGGAACAAAACGGGGTTCGGTCCGTCAATTGCCGAAACAATGATGAGAGCAGGTGTTCGTTGGACACCCTCAGATCGTAACAGGCTACAAGGTAAGATGGAAATACACCGTCGCCTTGCAAACGATCCGTACACAAACGAACCTCGCCTACGTATTTTTTCAAACTGCCAAAACATTATCAAACAAATGGCAGGTATTCCGTTATCTAAAAGCAACAGCGAAGACGTCGATACCAAGTCTGAGGACCACGCATACGACGCACTCCGCTACATGCTAATGACACGTACCAGCGGGTACGCATCCATCCACAAACAACTTGGTGCAATCAAGAATCACGTTCACCAAGTCCAAGATGAAGTATTTGGTTACTGATGGCTATTGATGCAGTAGAATTTGGTAAAAAAGCACAGGCAGGTACTCTTACCGTAGAAGAGGCGATTTCGTACGCTTTAACATACGGTAACCCAACAGATAGCGCACGTAAACGTATCAACGCACTTCGCTCTGGGTTTAAGAATATGGGCTTGGATATAAACATGCCCCTCTCAGATCTCAAGGATACAGCAAACTTGGGATTGTTTAATCGGGAACTTAGCCCAGACAAGTCAAACCGTTTTGGTAACCTTCAGGCTCTTGAGGTAGCTCTTGATCCTGTAATGACAAAGTACAATCTTCGGACAATTCTTGAACCTGCTGAAGATGGCCTAGAGCAGTTACGTTATCCTCTTCTTGCAGGGGGTGAAGGTCTGGCTAAGTCAATTGGTTTGGGCGGTACACAGCGTACTGGTCTTGCCCAAGAACGTCCTATGCAAGGTTTGCTTCCCAAAGCTGACCTTGACGCTATTTACAACACCAATCTTCCTAAGATTGCTGACGAGTTTGGTCAACCCGTTGCTGACTTGATGCTGTATCACAAGTCAACAGCAAATCGTCCTGCTCAACTTGTAAACCTCAAAAAAAGTGAAGTTAAGATCACCGACACGGAAGTTACGATCAAAGGCAAAAAACCTCCAAAGGGATCAAAAGATAAAAAGTTTCGTCCAGAACTAACATTCTCTGTTAACAGCCCCGAAGGACGGGCAATCATTAACAGTTACAACACGTCAACCACAGACATGCTGTTTAATGTAACGGAGTCCGAACTTGACGCAGCTTTTAACAAGTACATTTCTCCGAGTCTTGAGCAATACAGCGATGTACTTCCTTTAGCGGATGTAAAAGTTATTGGACCGGACGGGTCTGTAACGCTCACACAAAAGCCTGTTACGACAAAGTCTGCTATTCGCTCTATCGTACCAAAGTATCTTCTTGACGAGTTCAACGTTCCTGCTGAGATTGTACAAGGTGCGATGGGCCACAAAGACACATCCATTCTTGCGACAAACTACGCAGGATCTCGCCCTACAAAAGACATTCCTCTTCTTCTTTCGGATCCAACCCAATTCAGTTCGACAGGTTTTGCCGGATCTGGACTCGCAGGATTCAACATCTATAGTGCTATGTCCGAAGAACAAAGGGCTGCGCTAGGAGATCAAGAATTTAAAAAACTAATGGCAGCAGGTACGGTCGAAGAAGCCGAAAAGTATGCTCAACTTGCTAATATTGATCCAGAGGTAGTAAAAAAGGGTATTGCTGTACAAGCAGAGATCGACATCTTTCGCGCACAACAAGAAGCAGCAGTCCAAGCCGCAAAGACCGAAGCAAGACGAACAGCTAAAAAAGATATCAAGGTTGAAAGCGGCGCATCTCTGTTTGACGAACTTGTTCAGATGGGTAAACCAACCAAACTTGGTCTGGGTATACTTGCGGCGGGTACTACTGCTCTTAAACAAGTTCCGGTTGTTGGCGGTGTTATGGAAGCACAAGCAGCACGTCTTGAAGGAGCTTCGATGCAAGAATCCCTACTGCGAGGAGCAGGAGAGGCTTTACTTCCAATTACCCCCGGTGATATTCAAACGATGGAAGGAGCAGTTGGTGCAGTGGGCAGCCAAATGCAAGAACTGATGGAAAGCCCACAACCAGAGTACCCCAAAGGTGCAACAATCCAACAGCAGTTGCAAGGATTATTAGGCATGGGCGGGGGATTTAGTTTTAATTAACAACCTATTTTAAGGGAGCAACACAATGCCAATGAACAATTACAATTACGGTGCAGCTTACATCATGAATGCTGACAAAACATCCGTCGATGCAAACATGGGTGAAAGCAAACTGTACCGTGAAGGTCTTGAGTTCGATACTCGCGCTAAGACCGACGTTCTTACGGAAGACATGCCAAAAAAGATGACCAAAAAGGCTGTTGATCCGTCCGTCATGAAAATGGCTGAAGAACGCGACTACTAGATCTTAACTTTCTTGAAAGCTCACAATGTCTGATAATTTCCTTGAACCAGCAGATGACACGCCCGTTGTAGTTTACGAACCCAGCGAAGCGATGCCAGCTTTGGCAGAACACATCAAAAAGAAGTTCGAAGACTCTGAAAACGGACGCTATGCTTATGAGCAGCGTTGGTTGAAGGCGTACAAAAACTTTCGTGGCATTTACGACTCGACAACTCAGTATCGTTCATCTGAAAAGTCGAAGGTATTCATTAAGATTACCAAAACTAAAGTGCTGGCTGCGTACGGGCAAATCGTTGACATTTTGTTTTCAAACAAGAAGTTTCCCATTGTTGTGGAGCCAACTCCTGTTCCGGAAGGAATAGCCGAGTTTGCTCATCTTCGCACACCTCTTGATGACATTGTGAATCAAGAACCAACGGATATGTATGGTTTTCCGGGAGACGGTCGTAATCTACCACCCGGAGCAACCCAAGCAACTCCGTTAGATTTTCTTGGGGGTATGCAAAATCGATATAACGGTATGCCTCTTGCAAAAGGTCCATCCCTTATGGGTGAACCCCAGATTAGTCCGGCTCAAAAAGCTGCTCTAAACATGGAAAAGCAAATCCACGACCAGTTGCTTGATACCAGTGCAGTTAATGTCCTTCGCAACGCTATCTTTGAATCCGCCTTGCTTGGATCTGGTATCGTCAAAGGACCGTTTAACTACTACAAGCGAATCCACAAGTGGGAAAAAACAGAGATGGGTCGGCAGTATACGCCGTACGAAAAGATTGTTCCTCGCATCGAACACGTATCTGTTTGGGACTTTCATCCGGATCCATCCGCTACATCGATGGAAGATTGTGAATACGTTATTCAACGCCATCGCATGAATCGCCAACAACTTCGTAGCCTTCTTAGCCACCCCTACTTTTACAAAGATGCAATTGAAAACGCTATTGCAAAAGGGTCAAACTACGAAGACAAATACTACGAAGACACTATTCGAGAAGACGAAACCGAAGCCTACTACCAAGAAAACCGCTTTGAGGTTCTTGAGTATTGGGGTGTTCTTGACGCAAAGTTTGCCCAAGAAGTCGGGATGGATATTGGGGATAACATCGACGAACTGGATCAGGTTCAAGTAAACGTGTGGGTGTGTGGTAACGAAATTCTTCGGTGTGTGATTAACCCGTTTACACCATACCGTATTCCGTATCAAATCTTTCCTTACGAGATCAATCCGTACCAAATTTGGGGCGTTGGTGTAGCCGAAAACATGGAAGATGCCCAAATGCTTATGAACGGACACGTTCGGATGGCTATCGATAACC